TAACTAAAGCATCTTGGAAAAGGTCATTTAAAACTTTATAGCCATTATGCTGTTGAAACTTATACGAAATATAAGAAGTAGCCTGTTCAGCTAATGCTACATCTTCTGGCCCTCTAGGAACAAATTCTACAGGCTTATCATTTGTTAAGAAAATACGTTGAATAGATGGTTTTATGCCACGAACTACTTCTCTGCATTTTGTAGCAACACATTTAGATCGTCCATCTTCATGCCCTATATCTACTTCACCATCAAAATATCTTTGTGATTTGATCCTTCTTGGAGATATTTCAGCCTCTATGAAATCTACAGCATCCTCAATAGCTTTGGAAACAATGCTTTCAATTTGTGTTTGGTCTAATGGTTCTAATCGCATGTTATTCCTATCTAGGTATAGTAGTAGCTGCTAACATTCTTAATAAATTGTTTTTTTCTAAATCTGTAATCATTTGGTTTTTCAAATAATTTTGTCCTAACGGTGTAGAAACTGCTTGGTTTCTTAGTGGACTTAATAATGATCCAGCCGCCGCAGAAGCAGCAGTTGTTACTGGATCTCCTTGTGAAAAAATCAAACCTGCTGACCCAAATCGCGCTGCATCTGTACCTGCACCGCCCTGACCTACTGCCGCCAAACGTGGTTGTGTTCCTGATTGTGGCAATGGCTTCAATACAACAGAGCCAGCTTTTGCTAAATTGCTTAGATCAGACTTCCCAAACAGATATTGGCGCTTGAAAACTTGCCCAGCACTTGTGCGTAAATTTTGTGGAGTAACCAAACCGCTTGTTGCATCCCCAGCTTTCATTAATGTTTTTTCTATTGTGAGAAAATCTCTATATTTTTTATTTGTATCAATCCATAACTTTGATTGTTCTTTTGTTAAGTTTCTATTAATTAAATCTTTAACAATTGAAATTGTTTCTCTTGCAAATTGTCCATCAACATCACCGCGTCTTGTCATGGCATTTAAAGTATTATGGAAACGCTTGATCTGATTTCCACTAAGAGACTGACCTGTTCTCGCTGATGTTTTTAACGCACTATCAATTTCCCGAAAAATTGGTGCTGCCATAGATGGAGATACTTGACCGCCATAAGTACCTAAAATTTGACTTAAATCTTCTAAATCTTTTGTTGTGGGAACAATTTTAGAATTTTTAAATTGTATTGCGCCGATAGAATTATTAAAATTAACTCCTAGTTGTTTATATACAGCCTCCAACATTTCTGGCGTTGCTCTATTAGCATCTATTCCAATTCTTTTTAAAGCAGCACGGCTAAAGGCTTCATAAGACGCTTCTTGTAGGTTTTTACCAGCAGCAGTGGCTTCTTCCCACGCTTTAATATTTACATCATCCGTTAATAGACCAGCACTTGGCACAACACCTTCTGCTTCTAATAAATCTAATTGCTCCTTTGTAGCCCCACCAAGTTGCCCACCTTTAGGACTAATTACCTTTTTAAAAATAGTAGGTGAAAAAATTGCACTAGCTATTTCTACAGGCAATTGTAATTTTGTGTCTTTAATACCTTCAAATTGACCAGCAAAATATGAAGTAATAGCTGGAACTACTCCTTGAGTGACAATGTTCTTACCAGCAAATGGAACAAACTCTGTAACTCTTTCAGTTACTGCGCCAGCCGTTGTTTTTGGTTCTTGATTTACAAAAGCGTCAAGTGATGGAAAATCTTTGCGAACTTGGCTTAATCTGGGTGGATTTCTAAGTGTTTGAAGAAAACTTTGATTGGAAACTTCTTCTGAAGCCCTGACATCCCTATTACCAGTGACCGCGTCAATAGAAGCTCTTGTTTCATCATCATATAATTGTTCATTGCCAGTGAGTTTAGTATAGCCTTTTTCTATTAAATTTGCGCCTAGTCCAGCAATGTCTCTTGGCCCATCTATAAGACCTTCTACAACATTGTAAGCGCCTCTAGGAACAGCCTTTAAAACATCTTTAAATGTGCTTACTTCTGGTTCTGGCGGCTTTCTGGTTTTTAATTCTTTGTCAAATAACGCAGCGTTTGATAAATCATTATCCGCAATAGCTTTTTGCAATGCTTTTTCTAGTTTTTCTGTTGAAATGTTACTAAAATCCATTGATCATCCCTCTGGAAAATAATTTTCTGGGTTTATGTCAACAAACATTGGATTTGCCTTTGCCCATTTCATTAGTGCAGAATTAAATCTTTGATCTATCATTCCATTTTGCTCTATGTATTGATTAGCAAAATTATTAATTTCTATTTTTCTCTCTGCAACTGCGGTATTCATTTTTAAAATAAGCTGATTACCTAATTCTGATGTAGATAATGCTGGGGCCATTTTTTCCACAAATTTTCTATCTCCCTCTGAAAAACCTACCCCCAATGAACCACCCATTTTATCAAGAATTAGTTGTGCTGTTACTGCTTGAAATGCTTCTTGAGATCCGACATTTGCAGGATCACCACCAAGAGCCTCAATTACTTTTTTGAAAGCTATTACAGGTTCAGTAAGCGCACCACTTTTAAAATCTGGGTCATTCATTAAAGCTTTTAACACTCTTGATTGACCAATCATATCAACAGCAGAAGCAGCATCATCTTGGATTTTTGTAAGAGTTTTTACTCCAAGTTCGCCAATACCCTTTTCCCAAGCCTTTTCACTGCCGCCAATAATAGTATCGCCAGCACCAACTTTAGAAATTTTCCCTGTAGTAGATACATTAAACAACTGATCTTCAGGTAAGCTTGAACCTGTCATTTCATTTACTTGTGCGCCTGTCATGGTTTTAAAAGTTTCTTTTGGTTTTGCGAAAACTTGATTATAGTACAGTGCCATTGCGTCTTTTACGCTTAAACTATTATTTTCCAAACCAGCTAAAATTTGAGCAGCTACAGTATCACCTTCACTTGCCTTTTGCTGCAAAAACTGAATGGTTTTATTTTTATTGCCTTGAGCAACACGCTGTGCGCCCTGTTCTCTAATTTGTTGTCCAGCCCTCATTTGTGGCAGTATCAACGGATCAAGAGCAGCACCAAATTGTTGAAATGGCGTTAAACCAGTTTGCTCGTTTGGCTTTCTCATGCGCTGAAAAAAACCTAACAAACCGCTTTGCTGTGGATCAGGGTTCATTGTCATTTTTTTCTCCTACCTTGGAAACTGTGATGCTACTTGCAGATAATTAAACAACCCAGGATTAAAACTTGTGTTTGATCCTGCTGTTCCTGGTACGCCCGAACCTGTAATAGCTCCTAACATTGTGCCAAGACCACCTGTTGGCGCACCTGTATATTGACCAAAGTTTTGTTGACCAGCACCAATAAGCCCTTGCATTATGCCACGCTGTAAAGCGCCTTGTTGCATTTGCTGCTGTTGTATTTGTTGCCCCATGCCAAACTGCTGTTGACCTAAATTGGCTAAATTGCTTGCTGCACCTTGACGTACCCCAGCACCTTGAAATTGGCCTTGAAAGTTTGCTTGGTTTGCTGCTTGTTGACGCGCTGCTTGTGCTTGTGCTGCTTGGTTCATTGCCGCTTGATTTGATAACCCTGCTTGTTGCGTAAACCCAGCCTGAGTTGCTGCTGCTTGGTTTAAAGCACCCATACTTGATAAATTTGCTCCTTGCGTTAATCCAGCTTGTTGCCCTGCCCTTGATGCTTCTTGTGCTGCTGCTGCCATGTTTGCTTGTTGCTGCATTTGTGCTTGTTGCTGTGTAAATTGGTTTGCAGCTTGCATAGAAGCTAATCCAGCCTGTTGACTTAACCCAGCTTGTGCTTGCGCCCTAGCGTTAAATGCAGATTGATTTGCCATTGTTGCTTGCTGTTCTAATTGGGCTTGCTGTTGAGCAAACTGATTAGCCGCTTGCATGTTTCCAGCCCTTGCCGCCTGATCTCTAGAAGCAGCCGCTTCCCTTGCTTGTTGACCAAGTTGTTCAGCTTGAAATCCTTGCTGTGCTGCAAGTGTTCTTGCTTGTTGGGTTGATCCAATATCAAACTTGCCACTCTCAACAGCTTGTTGAAAACCAGCTTGTCTTTGTTGTGCCGATAATGCCCCTGCTTGCCGCAACGCCTCACCAGCCAAAACCCCTTCTTGCACAGCTTGCCTAGAACCGCCAAAAGCCCCTGCCTTTTGCGCTTGAGCAGCTAGGTTTTCTGATGCCATTTGACGCTGACGCTCTATATCTCGTTGCCCAACCTCAACAAC